GAAGCATGCGGTCAGTGTCGGGATAGTATTCCGTCGCCGTGCTGGTGAGGTAGTGATTGAAGTCCTTTTCCAGCGCGTCGGCCAATTGGTCTTGTTCTGCGGTGCTGCCGTTGCTGTCGTCCCTGATCTTCACCGGTCCATCGGTGGGCAGCATTTCCGAACGCGCGTTCGCCTGGAAGCGGAGAACAGCCTCCAGAAGCAGCGGGTGACGGACACGGGACATACCCTCGACAGGAGCGCCGTCAGACGCGCCGGCAAGGTTGGGGATCTCCACTTTCAGACCGAGAAGCTTAATTCCCTGCGCGCGGTCCTCAATCCATTCCTGTCGGGTTTCAAGGTCGTCCTCTACGCCACGTAGCAGTTCGCTGCTGATGCGGCTTAGTTCGAGGTCGCTGATGTCCTCGGCCAGATTGTCGAACCAGCCCTTTGGACCACGGCTTTCTGCCTCGTCAATGGGCTTGCCGTCCAGGCTGACGGTGATCGAGCCGTCAGGGTGTTCGATGCGTAGGATCGCACCTTTGTCGTCATATTCCGGCGTATCCTGCTGCTCGTCGTCTTCTGCCACCACCACGTCCATCGGTGCAGACTGCAAACCCGGTTCGGGTTCAGACAGCCGGATGTTCGGTGACAGGCCAGGAACGAGCGACATATGCTACCCCATGAGTGCGCCGTGTTCGGCAATAAAGCGTTCGATGGCTTCTTGCGCGGCATAATTATCAGCGATTGCTTTTACTGTATAGGTCGCAGTAATTCCAGCCAAATCGGGCGACCATACTTCAACGGTGAAAGAACCGTCGCCATTGTCTTCAAGTGCTGCTTGGCATTTTAGCATAGCCTGTATCCCTTGATGAATTGTTAGAAAAACCTGGGGCTGTATCTTTTGTCAGTTTCTACGAAATTAATCTTAGATTGACGCTCTAGTAGTAACTTAGACAATCTTTCCGTGTTTTCTTTTATGCTTTCGACCGATTCAGGCCCGATAAAATCAGGCTTAAAGTGCAAGTCATCAGCAATAATAACTTCACCGTCTTCATTGATGGCAACAATTTTATTTGTTTTCAGGCTGGTTATCTTCATTTCTTATCCACTTATACTGGATACAACGGCTGTGGCGGTTTGCCTTGATGCTGGTTGGCGGCGTTCAATTCCGCAATACGCTCGGGACTGCGGACAAGCAAGCCGAGGTCGCGCAGGTGACGAAGCGCCATGCTGACGGTATCGCAATTATGAGTGAGAATACCGTTGGCATAATAGCAGTGTTCCCCCTCAACCGTCAGATTGAATACGGGACGTATAGTATGGGTGCGCTTTACTGATTTTACCACACACAAATTTTGATTTTCGTTCAACGCATTTAATTGAACAGGTTGTTTTTTTAGGGCTTTTTGCCTCAAACGGCGAACCGCACCATTCACAAATGCCTGTATAATGGCTTTTGCTGTAGGGCTTGGGCTTATCTTCCGCTCGCATTGATGTGAATACATGTTGTCTGTGCCAAGCACGTCCTTCATCGCTACGATGCCATTCTTTGGCTTTTTCACGAATGACGGAAAGATGAGATATTTGTTTTTCTGATTTACCCCTCGAAATGTATTCTTCAGCATGTTTTTCACGATGTTTTTTAAAGGGGATGCATTCAAGATTTGCAATGTTGTTGTTCCCGGTGTCACCATCAATGTGATGGATTTGGTATCCGGATGGAATTTTGCCGTTAAAATAAATCCACACATCGCGATGAAGTCTATGGCCCGCCCTACCAAAATATCTTTTGTGCGCTGGATTTGGCGAGTTAGGATACCGCCGATATGTGTATCCATTAAATTCTGTGGTTTCGACAACAACTCCTGGTTTCGGGCGGAATGGCATTGGATTAACCCTTTAGATTGACATTGTGTCTGTAATACATCAAATGGACACAGTGACGCAAGTTCTTTCCATTCACATCCAACCCGTATGGGATGATTTGCGGTCCCTACTAAACATCCTCCAGTGTATTCAACTTGCCATACCTCGCGCACGCCGGTCATGGATGCGGCAGATACTAGACATGGACCCGCTGGCGTTGCCACCATATCTCCAGCAACTATTGCGTCTATGCGCTTAGTGGTTCCATCAGACATATTGATTAATGTATCGCCTATCAGACAAAGATCGTCATGCCGCCCTTTAGGGAACTGACCAACCTGAGTGATGACCATGTCAGCCCACGCACGATCAGGCGCGTAGACCATGCCTTCGGAGAACAACGCCTGCACGCTGTAGAGGCGCGCTAGCTTGTCCTGCGCTTTTGGGTCAATCAACTGCACGGCGAAGTCTTCGTGACCATACATGCGGCGCATTTCCTGCGACACGCTGATGCCAGACGCTTTGTTCTCAATCAGTAGCTTGTCAACCTTCAGCGTGCGACAGGACTTGGCTACCTTTTCCACAAGGTCGTGCAATTCCAGGCGTTCCTGCCAAGCTGTCATCAGCATGACCTTCGGCAGACCGTCGATGGTTCCGGTGTCTGACAATGCCTCGGCGTTTGCGCCATACCGGTTGACCGTTCGGGTGGCTCGGGTGTCGGTGGATCCATACCAAACGCCCCAGACAGTCAATGCACTGAAGTCATTTTCTTGCTTCGTGGTGTATGCGGTGTCCAGGCTGGCGATGATGAAGTCGAACGGCGGGAAAGCCTCGTCGGGCCAGAGGTTCCACCATTCGCGCTTGATAACGCCGCCACCCGCAGGTTCCGGACGCTGCTGTAGCTGCCCTGCGGTCGCCCATGGGCCTAATGTCTTTTCAAGCAGAACAACCTGCTGTTCATCGAACCGCTCCGGCCACAACAGTTCCCCAGGCGTCGTGCGTGGGTCTTTCCACTGTATCGGCATACCGTCATCTGTCGCCCAGGCGGGCGCCAGGGTGGTATAAAATGACCGATCTGGTTCGTATCGCATCGGTAAGCAGAGGTGCTGCCAGTCGCCCACGCCCCTTTCTAGCACATGCCCGCTGATGTCCTGCTCTGACAGGCGCTGTGCGATGACGATGCGGCACCCGAAACCGGGCTTTGAATTGTTTAAGCGGTTATACCACGCCATGTCCCACCACTCGATGGTAGACTTGATGATGGCTTCGCTGTTTGCCTCGGCGCTATTGTTAAGATCGTCGCCGATCAAGTAATTGCCACCGAGGCCGGTCGTAGCACCGCCGACAGATACCGTGTTGCGGATGCCATTCTGATCATTTTGAAAACGCTGCTTGGTGTTGGTGTCGCCGGTCAGCTTGAACCGGTGTCCCCATCGCTTTTGATACCAGTCTGATTGGATCAGCGTTCGGCACTTGACGCTATCTTGCAGCGCCAGGGCCATGGCGTAGCCGGCGTGCAGGAACTGTGCGCCAGGGCCGGCCAACGGCGTCCTTGCGTTCTGCGCCCAGACCCAAGCTGGGAACATCACGCCGCACACCGTTGACTTGCTGAAGCGCGGCGGGATGTTGATCAGCAGGTTGGGGATGTATCCATCTGCGCAAGCTTCCAAATGCTCGCACACCGCTTGCAAAGCATATCCGCCCATGGCGAACTCGGCGCTGTCAATATTCGGCCAAGCGGCGACAGTAAAGTCGTAGAGCGATGCTTCTAATTCACACCGCTCTATTTCAAGTAACGCCTCGTCTACATCGACATTACTGTCGCCATACTTGATTAGCATTATGTTTTTCTGGCTTTTCGCGCGTTATATGATTGTTTTAATATGCTCCTCCATATTTCCGCGCTTTTTTCGCTATGAGGATCAATGCCATCCTTGCTTAATTGGTGCCTGAAAGCCTTTTGACATATTTGCTGAATAGATGATGGCGTCAAATTATACATTTCAGCTACTTCGGCATGAGTATATCCCTCTTTATATTTTTCTAGAATAGCATACGCACGCTGTAAGCTTCTTTCCCAATTTTCCGCTTCTAGAGAAGACCGAGCAAGAACAGCAGGCGAGTCTTGTCGAAGCTTAACTCCTACTCTGTCGAGAGCCTTTATCAAGGAAGCAAGAGTTACTTTGCCCATCCCATATGAATTAAGTAATTCTGTTGGTGAATACTTTTCCAGTTCCTCAGTTGTCTGCAACCCCATCACACGAATTAAGCAATTAGACGCTCTGGTGTGCAGCATTAGTTCAGAAATTTTCATCTTCTTTGTCCTATACTGTTTGTTTACTTGTTTTGTTCTTTAGCAGCCAATAAAGCCTGCTTCAACGCATCACGCGCATCAGGATCAAGCGACCTTGCGTCAATAGTCGCCACCTGTTGTGTCTGTATTGGCGCACCGTTTGGACCGCTTACTTCAGTCTTGTTCACATCGCCGTAAGTATTACGGTTCAGTTTACTTGCCAACCATTTGCGCGTGTCTACCATCAGACGTTTTTGGTCTGATGGAATACTTGGATCGTCAGAAATTAATATCATTTGGTCTACGTAGTAGTTTTGTTGGTCTTCACGAGCGCGCGTATACATCAAGCTAAATTCGGGGTGAACACGCAACCAATTATAGACCGTTTGTAGCGTCGGAACGCATTCGTGTTCCATGGCTATTTTATACAGCGACTTGCCAACAGCAATTTCAGAACAGATCAATGCAGCGATCTCAGGATCATAAGTGGACGGATTGCCATTATTCGCCCGTCCATCTTTCTTCTTCGGCTGCTCGGCAGACACGTCCTCGGTTCGCAGCACAACAGCCGGCGCACTCTTGGGTTTACTGTTCTTGCCGGCCATATCTGCGTCCCTTAAATGAAATTCGGTCGGGCTTATTTAGGGACGTTCGCCCGTCTCTCGTCCGGTCCCGGTCGCCACCCGGTCACGCCTATAGCTACCCGTGGTATTTCCCCTCTCCACGGCTGAGGATTTTAATATAGCCTACCGGCAGTGCATTTTCCACTACCCTATCTTTTTAGCCTTCTGGGCCTCCATCTTCCTTTGATAATCCTTCCAGCCCTGTTTGATCTGGTCGAAGGTCAGTTCAGGTTTTGGCTTCAGGCGGCTTGCTGCGGACAGGAAACTGTCACCAGAGCGCCTGATGGCAGTTTCATGGTAATCCTTGGTCGCCATGCTTCCCTACATCCCCAGGTTGCGGCGGTAGAGGTCCAGGAGGGTCTGCTCCTCCTCAACGTCAGCCTGCTCGCGCTTGCGGTCGGCGATCAGCCGGCGAAGCACCCTCTTGTCGAAGCCGGCGCTTGAAGCCTCGGAATAGATATCCTTGATAACGGATGCGAGGGACTTCCGTTCCTCCTCCAGTCGTCCGATGCGTTCGATGATGCTGCGCAGGCGTTCGGTGGAAATGTTGTGGCCGATTTCAGACATTCTTCTTCTCCTGTTCGAGTAAGTCATGAAGCGTG